AAAACAACAATTAATTGATAAACTACTTCCAAATAAATGGAAAACACAATATTGTTGTCGTACTAGATTAATATCGTCTGTTGATCTAATTAATATTGTAATATAAAATTATTTATTAATTAAATGTCTAGCTTTTTGAATTATTTTATTTTGATAATCAATTTTTTTATTTAATTGATTATTTTGATCTATTAATTGTTGATTTTGTTTATATAATTCTTTTAAATTTATTTTTAATTTATTGTTTGTAGATTTTAATAAAAATTGTTCGGATTCAATTGTATTAATTTCATTTTCATAAAAATCTTTAATATCTTCTGTTGACATTTTTTTATACAAAATATTTTTATTATTTAATTGGACGCTCCATGATATTTTGCCATTAGATAGAACAATATATTTTTTATCTAAATCAACCTTAATTATAGTCCCGCCCATTCTAAATAATTTCTTATCAGTTTGTCCTAATCTAGACACTGTAAAATATCTAATATGAATACCATTCCTTAATTGTTGTATGTCTTCTACTTCATCGTACTCTTCTAATAATAGATCAATATCCTCTTTAGTTAAATTATCCTGAACTGTATTTGCTGGTTTTATATAATTATCTTTTGAGATGCGTATTAAACTCATTATATTAATTATATATAAAATTAATTTTATATATAATTAATGTTAAATAGACACTTTTAATTATTCATACTAATTTTATATTTATTTTTGTTAATATTAATATTTTGAATTTTGTGATTAATTTCTTTATCTAGTTCTTTTTTTCGTTCAGCTATTTCTGTTTGATATTCATCATATAATGAGTTTTTGATAACGGTTATTTTATTATTAGTGTAATATATTTTATTATATTTGATAAATCTTAATTTCCAAATAATATTAGATTTTAATAATAATTCAGTATATACTATTTTTTCAGGATTTATTATTTTTATTAAAAATCCACCACCTATTAATTTACCATCTTTAATATATTTAATATATGTTCCTAATTTAATATCATTTAAATTATCTCTAGTTATCTGAACTAAATTAGATTTTATTTTATTAGAAATATTTGAATTAATTATGTCCCAATCCATATAATATAAAATTGAAAATTATTTTTTATATTGTTTTCATTAATGTTTTATTATTATCTTTTATTTCAGCAATGAATCCTCCATCTTTTACAGAATTTCAACTATCTGCATTTACTAGAACTCAACTAAATGCATTTTTAAATGCTGGTTGTCTGGATACAAAAACAGCTGAAGCATACGCATGTATGCTGGCTAATGAAGAACAAAACAATAAAGACATGCAGGTGGCACTTTCTCTAACCCGACTCATCAATAGTGATCTGACTGATCTACAAAAGATCAGTCAGATACTCGCTCTTTTTGGTTGTGTGCGTTTAGAAAAATATGGACCTATTCCACAGATTCACCATCTGCTTCGGGATTTCATGACGAAGTTAAACATTTACCAGGATAAATGGGGTGTTCTCAATAGTTTGATCTATCAAACTAGATCAGATGTGTTTGATCTGCTTTTTAATCTAAAAAAGATTAAAAAGCAGATGGGATCTAAATGTGCGGTTGGTTCTCAGATATGTTCTAATTTATATTATTCAACGTTTCGACGTTAATTTTTTTATCAGATGTTTTTATTCATATTCTGAATCATTATTAGAGTTTTCTGATTCTGTGTCTGATATATCTGAGTTATTATTAGATACATTATCAAACATATCATCATATTTGGTTTTAATAAATTTATTTGTTAAATTCATTTCTCTGGATGTATTTACATATTTAATATATTGTTCTGATTCATCATTAGATATAAAATTTTCATCTTCATATAATTTTTGAATAATAATAAATTTATTTTTAAATATATCAGGAATATCATCTTTATCCCTAGTTTGCATATCAATTTCCTTAATTAAACAATTATAAATATTTAGATCTGATTTAAATATTCTTTTCTTTTCTTCTTCTCGCTCTAATTTTATTTTTAATTTAGTTTCAATTAAACCAATTTGATGTTTATCTTCTAAAAATTTTGTTAATATTTTATCATATTTATTATTATGTTCTTCTAATTTTTGTTTTTCTAATTCTATTTTTTGTTTTAATAATAAAATTTCATCTTCTTTAGTTTTATTATTAGATTTTATATAAATATTCATATCAGAGGAATTAATATTATTAGTGTTTAGTGGTAGGAATAAGTTTATTTCTGAGTCGGTGTTATTTAATTTTTCTAATAATTCAATTCTACAATTTTCTAGTATAGGATTATTAATAGTAATTTTAGTATTAATAGAATATAGATAAAAATTAGTTGTATCAATTTTATAAGAATTAACGGGAATATTATTATTATATTCTAATATTTGTATATCATTAAAAAAATCAAGTTTATCCTTCGTGCAGTATAATATTATTCTAATATATGATAACAAATTATGATAAAGATTATCCATTGTATCACAAATATTTAGAATATTATTATTTTTAATAACAATAAAAATCATTTTTAATTAATTATATAATATATTTATCTTTTTTATATTAATTAACTAGCGAATTAATATAATTTAAATTTATATTATATATTTGATTAATATAAAAAAAATAGTATGGGGAATAAATATGTATGGATTAATAAACAATATAAAAATACAAAAATAAAACCAGTAAAAGATAATAAGACTATCCCATTAAATGCTAATGCAAATTCTTTTAAACCTAAAAATTTATTTAATTTAGATCAATCAGCAAATGTTATAAAGATTGATATGGTTCAAAATAAATCTAGACAAATAGAAAATATATTTAAAGTTTTATTTGATTATGAATCGGATTCTAAACTACCAAAAAACAAATCAAATTGTAATTTACTAATTAAAAATTATGATTTAAATAAGGAATATGTAGAACTAAAATTAAATATAAATACATTAGATGATTTAATAAAGATGACTGAAATAAAACTAGATACGAAATTAAATTATACAATTGACATACAAAAAATTATTGATATGAAGAATGTTTTAATTGAATTAAATAATATGATTGGGATGGAAACTGTTAAAAAATCAATAGTTAAACAGATTATGTATTTTTTACAAGGAATAGAAATACAACAAGACATGTTGCATATGATAATTACAGGTTCACCTGGAACAGGAAAAACTAGTTTAGGAATTATTATAGCAAAATTATATTTTCAAATGGGTATAATAGAGTCTAAACCGTCTATAAATCCATTAACAGGACAAAAAGAAAATTTTAATTTTAAAATATACAAGAGATCAGATTTAATAGCACAATATTTAGGACATACTGCAATTAAAACACAGAAAGCGATTGATGAATGTATAGGCGGTGTGATGTTTATAGATGAAGCATATTCACTAGGACATGATGAAAAATCAGACATATATACAAAAGAATGTTTAGACACAATTAATCAGAATTTATCAGAAAACAAGAATAAGTTTATATTGATAATAGCGGGATATCCAGATCAATTAGATAAATGTTTTTTTTCACATAATGAAGGTCTTAGAAGAAGATTTTCATTTAAATATCATATTGAAAAATATAATTCTAAAGAATTAGTAAAAATATTATATTATAAGATCAAATCGCAGAAATGGATTTTAGATAATTCTATTAAGGAAGATCAATTAATTAGATTAATTGATGATTCAATAGGATTATTTGAAAATTTTGGTGGAGATATTGAAACATGGTTATTGCATATAAAAATAGAACATGGGACACGAATATTTGGGAAACATCCAAAATATAGAAAAAATATAACAATGTTAGATATTAAAAATGGTTTAATAGAGTTTTCTAATGCTAAATCTAATGCATTACAATATAGAGAAAAAGAAAATCAAAAACGAATTATGCAATATATGTATACATAAATTATAAATTTATAAAATAATATATAATAATATATTATTTTATAATAATATATGAAAAATAACTGTGATAATCTTAGTATTATAAATACCATTTATAAAAAAATTAATGAAATTGAATATCAAATTATTAATTTTCAACCTGGCACAACATATACAAATGGATTAACTGGTCCTAAAGGTGATACTGGTCCTAAAGGTGATACTGGTCCTAAAGGTGATACTGGTGAAAAGGGTGAAAAAGGTGAAAAAGGTGATATTGGCGAAAAAGGTGAAAAAGGTGATATTGGTGAAAAAGGTAATAAAGGTGATATTGGCAATACAGGTCTAAAAGGTGATACAGGTCCAAAAGGTGATACTGGTAATACAGGTCCAAAAGGTGATACTGGTAATGCAGGTCCAAAAGGTGATACTGGTAATATTGGCCCAACTGGTCCATCTGGTGGTCCAGTTGGGCCAACTGGTATAAAAGGTGATACTGGCAACGCAGGCCCAAAAGGTGATACTGGCAATGTAGGGGAAAAAGGTGAAAGAGGAGATACAGGTATTATTGGCCCAACTGGACCATCTGGTGGACCAGTTGGACCAACTGGTCTAAAAGGTGATACTGGTTTAAAAGGTGATACTGGTTTACCTGGTATTAATGGTGATACTGGTCTAAAAGGCGATACTGGTATTAAAGGTGATACTGGTGATAAAGGTGATACTGGCTTACCTGGTATTAAAGGTGATACTGGCTTACCTGGTATTAAAGGTGATAATGGTTTACCTGGTATTAAAGGTGATAATGGTTTACCTGGTATTAAAGGTGATACTGGTGATAAAGGTGATACTGGCTTACCTGGTATTAAAGGTGATAATGGTTTACCTGGTATTAAAGGCGATACTGGCTTACCTGGTATTAAAGGTGATACTGGTATAGCAGGTGTTAAAGGTGATAATGGTCTACCTGGTATTAAAGGTGATACTGGTATAGCAGGTGTTAAAGGTGATAATGGTCTACCTGGTATTAGAGGTGATACTGGTTCAATTAATACATATAATTTTTTATTTGAAAATGATACAATTAACACAAATTCAACAACATCAACTTTTAATTTATTAACTACACAAACATCTGGATCTATTAATATAGGTACAAACACATTAAATACGGCAAATATAAATATTGGTTCATTAGGAACAACAACATTAAATGGAAGTTCAGTAAGTGTGCCTACAAAATTTAATACAAAATTAATTGATTCTATTACAGCTGACACAACAATGCGAATAGGATCAAATATAACAACAGCTGATATTAATATTGGTCAATCATTAACTACTGGTGATGTATATATTGGAAATACACAACAATCAGGAGGTTATTTATATCTAGGTAGTGCAAATACAACAACAACTATTAATGGTTTATTACAAACATCATTTGGAACAATATCCGGTAAAAATTCTGAACTTTCATTTGATTCAGCTAATTTACCAGTAGAATTATCATCTAATATATCAAATATTAATTTATTTATTCTATTATATGGAGGAGCAACGCCAACAGGAAATTTTATAATACCAGATACATTCCCAACAGGCCAAACAATTACAATTAAAAGTTATTCAGCATGGCCTATAGGAATAACATTTACAACATATCCATTTTATCCATATGGATATAAATCAGGAAGCTCAGGTGTAAATACATTCACAATGCAATCAGGGACAACTCTTGTTCTTAAATTTATTACAACACAAGTAGCAAGATGGTATCAAATAAATCCTTCAGATAATTTTCCAATGGCAACAACAGGTGTTAAATTTTTGACTAGTACATTAGATGCTTTAAATAGTGGCGTAACAGGTACAACAGCATTAGCGATAGGATCAAATATTATTTATGGTAATATTGAGATAGGAAACTCACAGACAATAGGCGATATTAGAATAGGTATGAATAATACATCAGATGCTACAATTACAGTTGGGACAACATTTACAGCTACTACAATAAATGGTTCTACAACAATTAATGGTGCATTAATAGGCCCTAATGGTGCAATATGTGGACGAACAAATTATATAAATATAGATGTGTCATTAGGCTCTGTAACATTATCAACATTAGTAAATAATTATTGTTTAGTTCAATTTTATAATGTAGGAACAATTACAGTAACTATACCATCAGGATATTCAGTCGGACAACGTTTTTCAATTAAATCTATTTCAACATCTACAACAACTCTAAGTTTTACTAATGGAATTGTTATATTATCATCAAATACCACAACATCATCTATAACAATGACAAGTCCTAATTTGGTAAATATAGTATATGAAGGAACAAAATGGATTCAGATTTAAAATAGTTATATAAATGACATCAACATTTGTTATTTATATACTTTAATAAAAAATAATAAAAAATAATTTAATATATTATAGATTCTATATTTATAGAATCTATTTTATTATTTTTAGTTTCTACAGTAAAATATTTATTATCAGTATGAATACTATTTAATATTTGTTTAACATCGTCTATTGTAAATATTTCAATAGAGTTAATTTTAGAAATTATATCACCTTGAAATATATTTTCACTTAATTTAAACTGGCTATCTGGTAATATATTAGCTACAACAATTTTAGGATTAATTATTTCATTATAATGTAGATATATATTTAGATGTTTAAATTTATTAATAATATTCTGAGTTAGTGGAGTTAGAATAAGACCACCAAAATTTATATAATCTAATTTATCAAAAATAGGGATTATTTTTTTAATACCAATCAAATTTTTATTGGGAAATTTTATCTGTTGATCTATTATTTTATTTTGTGCAAAACTATAAAATTTAATATTATAATTTTGTTCTGTTTGTAATCTATCAACATAATCAGTTAAATCATATTTTGAAGCTAATCCAATGTTTAATTCACCAAAATTATTTAATAATAAATTATCAAATTCTATAATAAGATCACCAACCATTATATTAATATCAATTAATGGCGAGTATTTTGATATTAATGATATAGTGTATCCTGATTTTATTAATTGTTCTTTTAGATTAGTGTTTATCATATTTATTCTATGATCTGATGTATTTGAAAATACTGTTAAAAAATTACATGAATAATATATCTTTTGATCTATTTTAATTGGATTAAATATATTTAATAACTTTGTAGGAACGGCATAACCAACACCAGAAGCATTAGATATTTTAGATGATACTATGCCAATAACTTTATTTAATTCATTTACTAATGGGCCACCAGAATTCCCACCATTAATAGCCGAATCTATTTGAATATTACCAAATTGAATTCCACTAATTATCCCTTTTGTAACTTTTATTTTATCTTGTCCTAATGGATATCCTATTGTTCTAATTTGATCTTGTAATTTAATTTGATCTGAATTTACTAACTCTAAATAAACATCAGATATATAATCAATAGCTTCTAATATAGCTAGATCAATATCAGGAGCAATTCCTAAAATTTTTAATTTGTATTTTTTATTTGTAATACTAGGCATTGTAAAGAATAGAGTATTACCATTTTCTACTACATGAGCGCATGTTATTATTATTTTAGAATTTATAAAAAATCCTGTTCCAATTGATTGATTATTAATAATAATATTTGGTGGATTTAAATAATCATAATCTTGATTATTAGATATAATTCTAATTATTGAATTATAAATTGATTGCATTATATAAATTAGTATCTTATAATTAATTAATTTAATTTTATTTTGTTTAATATTTATTATAAATTTCATAAATAAAACTATAAGAATGAATATTATTGATAATGAATATTATTTAACACCTAACCATTTTTCAATGATAGATTTTAATAACAAAATTTCAGAATCTAATTCAGATTCTAGTCATAGCTATAATTCTAATTCTAGTAATGGTTCTAGTTCAGGATCTGAATATAGTTCTGATTCTAATTCAGATTCTGATTCTGATTCTGATTCTAATTCAGATTCTAATTCAGATTTTAATTCTGGTTCTGAAACTGAGTCTGAATATAGTTCAGAATCAGAATCTGTTTCAGATGAATTATTAATAGATCCTGATGATTTATTTAATACGAAGACGAATGGGAATGAATTTTACGGGGAAGTATTAAATAATAGATATTTGATATTAAAGAAATTAGGTTATGGTTCATTTAGTTCTGTATGGATGGCATATGATATTGATGATAATATTTTAGTAGCGATTAAGATAATAAATCCTGGAGATTATAAGGAAGGTATGTTAGAGATAAAAACATTTAAAAAATTAGATAATTTGGATACTACATATTTATTAACTATGATAAATTGTTTTGAAGTTGTACCAATACATAAAAAATATTTTACTACTGAATATAAAGAAAATAATAAGAAAATACGAAATCATATAGTGATGGTATTACCATTAATGGCCTGTTCTACATTTGATTTATTAAAATGTTCGGAATATATTGATGGATTGCCATTAGATATTTGTAAGGAGATTATTAGACAAACATTATTAGGTATTAAAGAATTAGAAAAACATAATATGATGCATACTGATTTAAAACCTGAAAATATTTTAACATGTGGGCTAAATCGTGAAGCGGAATTATTATTAAAAACAATACATGATATAGATATTAAAACAGTTCATAAACAGCAATTAGAAAAAATATTATCAAATAACAAGGATATGAAAGAAGTAGATATATGGATGACATCATATAAATTATACAAAGAAATAACAAAAACAATAATTAGATTTATGAAAAATGATATGATAGATATAAAAAAACAAATGAAAATATGTAAAGTATCATCTAAATATATTAAAGATATTCAAATTAAGATATGTGATTTTAATCTAGTGTTAGATACAAACGATAATATTGATGAGAAAGTAGAAATACAAACAAGATATTATAGAGCACCAGAAATTATTATGAGATGTGGATTACATAGAAAAACTGATTATTGGTCTATTGGTTGTGTATTATTTGAATTAATAACTGGAGATATTTTATTTAATCCTGAAAAAGATAAAGAATATTCTAGAGATATTCATCATATGTATTTAATTGAAGAATTAATGGGTTCAATACCAAAATATATGGTTGCAGATTGTAAATTATATGATTCAAAAGGTTATTTATTAAATATTGGTAAAAAAATTAAAAGATGGGATCTTGCTAGTGTTATTGCAGAGAATCATGATAATATCGGCTTATCACCTGAAATTGTTTCAAAAGTTGTAAAATTTATTAACTCTACTTTACAAATTAACCCAGATAATAGACCAACAATCAAAACTATGATTGAATATTTAAAAGAAATGAATTAAATACCTAAGATTAGATATAATTCATCTTATTCTGTGTTAAATACTATGGAATATACTATATGAATTATTCTGACTATTTGGAGCAGAATTAAATGATCCTATTTGTCCTATATTTGGATATATAAGATTATTTGATTTTGGCTTTTTATCTGATGACAACCATAGATCATTCCGAGGGCATTTCTCTAATAAATTATCTAGTAAATTGATACCAGTTTTTTCATAGAACTGATTTATTATAATTAAGATATCAGGATGAATAATTGTTTCTGATTTTTTCATTATTAAAAAATGTGATGTAAATTTCAATAATTATAAAGAATATAATATATTAAAAAAAATTCAATTTTTTTAATATATTATATAAATATAGATATATTAATATAATATATTAAGAATGAGTAACCAAAAATTCATAGTATTCACAGATGGCGCATGTTTAAATAATGGTAAAAAAGATTCAA